CGTTCATTTGAATATCAAATAAATGATATTTTAGTTTAGTATCAAAATGATTTATAGCTTTAACTCTAGCAGTTCCTATAGTAGAACCACCATAGTTTATAGCATCTCTTAAATTAAGAAGCTCAAAGGTGTTAATGTTTGGCAACCCATCAGTACTTGTAGCATTATTTGTGTTTACTACTACTGAGTTGTCATAATCAACTGGTGTTGCCGCATTTTGTATTACAATAGTTTGTGTAGGTTTATTAATTCTCAGTGTTGTTGGAAAGGTTCTTGATGCTCTATATCCATCAACAACAACTGTACCAGTACTTACGTTTAATAATAAATGAGTAGATTCAGAATCTAATGAAAAATTAATATTAAATGGTTTTACAATATAATCACCAGAATTTTCAAATATTCTTTTAGCTATAACATCTGTAGGAACATTATAAGCATCATTAACAGATATAGCATTAAAAATTTCACCATCTTTAATAGTAGCAACATGAATAAAATTTTGATCTGAATCAACTTCATTTTCAGTAGCAATATTAAGTGTAATTCTATAACGATCTGCTCCAGGAGCTGTTAAATTTGGTGCAGCACCTTGATTGTCATATAAATTATTATCATCAGTTGCTGTTACAACATCTTCAGCAACTATAAATCCTAAATTTGCATTTTGGTTATCTGTATATCTAGATATAACTTTAGATTGATCTTGTGTAAAAACAAAGTGCCCTCTTGCATAATATATGCCTTCTGATAAGGTTGCTAAAGTGCCAACGCCTGTTGCGGGATTAGCAGCAGTGTTTGTTGCTTGAACCGTTAAAGTTATAGAACCATTTGATATATCTTCACCAGCACTCATTCTTATAACATTAGTAAAAACTGTTGCAGCTGAAGTATTAGTATATTGCACATATAATGTATCAGGATCACCGTTAGCTGCAACTAATACTTCTAACACTTTTGCTTGAATTGACGAAGTTGTTCCAACAAAAGTAGTTCCAACTAAAGAATCAGTATCAGCAGGTAACACATTAGTGGTCGTGTCTAACTTTATAAATTCATATTTTGGATTAATATTAGCACCACCCGGTTTAACAACAGCACCTTCTTTAAATATATTATCACCGAATCTTTGTATTTGATTTTGTAATATAGTCTGAAGTTGTGTTAATTCACGAGCCTGTAATGCTCTTCCTGCATTAAAAAGTATTTTATGATATCCACTACTATCAGCGAAATCATCTTTATAAGTTGTTCTAAATGCATTGGTTGTAAGTGGTGTAGCCATATTTTATATTCCTTAAAGTGTGATCACAACTTTTATATCTTCTGTTTGGTTTACTGACCTAAATACCGGTGCTCTATTCTCTATATATAATATATCTCCAGAGAGTTTTTCTATGTCATCTACAGTAAAAGCATCTGCATCTGCATCTACTCCAGAAGCAATTAATGTTCCAGAAACTCCTCCACCTTGTATAACTTCACCTTCAGTAAATGCTTTAAATCCAGTAAGTTCTGATTGATGAAAATAGAGTTTATCACTATCAACATCATCAATATGTGCTTGTGCTCCGGAAGTTAAACCTGATATAATAACGTCTTTAAATGAGAGGCTTGCTGCAGCTTGAAGTTGAAAATATCTTAAAACCTTTCCACTTGTTCCAGTAAAATCAGAATCACCACCAGCAACTTTAGGGTCTCTTATTAAAGCGACTTGTCTGAAATCTTGGTTAATGAGAAAGTTACTATCTTCAATTCCTTCAGGTTTTGTGTTAAACATTAATGATGTAGATTTAAGATCAATTCTAGGGTCTGATCCTAATCCGCTATCTGGGCCTATAATTGCTCTTGCTGCTGCTCCGGTTCCGCCACCGCCGTTAAATGCTATACTGGCAAAATTATATCCTTGACCCATAGCCATTGTACTATCTGTACTAGAATCTAATTCTATTTTAACAACTGTGCCACCGCTAACAAAAGCAGTTGCAGCAGCTCTTACACCATCACCATTTATTGTTACAGTAGGCGCACTTGTGTATCCAGTACCACCATTAGTTACATTAACACCTATGATTTGTCCTGGAACTGAAGCATCTTGAACTAAAAGCTGTTCATTTTCAAGCAAAGTTAAAGATCTTCCTAGTGTATCAGAATCTAATATTTTTTCTATAGGTACAAAGTTTGCAGATAAATATGAACTTGATCGAGCTCCACCAATAGTATACAAAAATTTCCAAACATATCCATCACTTGTTTTAAAAGGTTTTACTGCTAAAGCATCATCAGTAGGTTTAGTTGGTTTTACTGTTGAAGTATTAATAGTTCCAGTTGAACTTCTTCCTTGTTGTAAGCATAAGTAAACTTGGTTATCTTCAGTTAACACATAATAACTATTACTCGGTATTTGTGTAAAATTATCATCATAACCTTGATATATAGCACCTGAAGTCCAATTATATCTTGGAATAACAAATGATAAGTCAGCTGCAGCTTTTATAGATTGCAATCCTGCTCTTAAATTTCTAATAGCTCTAGGTGAATTTACTGGATCTGGAACGGTTTCACTACTATCCCATTGTTCAGATTTTCCTATTCCAATATAATACTTATGAGTAGAAGAAGAATCTGGAAAATATACTTCTTGAAATACTTCTTGTATTAATTGTTGTTTAAATGTGTTTGTAATAATTGCAGCCATTTTTTATTCCTTTATGATACTGTTACCGCACTTAGACCACCAGTTATGTACCAAGCCGATCCAGTCCAAGTCAGCGTAACTGAGTCATATTGATTTAGAGCAATTGAAGTACTGCTTGCTGAATCATGATTAAAAGTTGCTGGAGTAATTGTTGCAACACCAGCTTGCTCGTTTATAAAAATTTTATATTCTCCTACTGTGGTTCCGTTTGCTAAAGAAACTGATATAGGCGTATTTGATCCACATATTATTAAAGTTGCACTGGTTGGAGCTGCACCACTTGCACTTATAGCTGCAGACGTAAAAGCCAATTTGGCAACTTCAACTGAACCCGTTCCTTTACCAGAAAGTTTTAAATTAATATTAGTATCTCCACCAAAAGCAGATATTATAGGATTACTTCCAGTTGCATTATTTGATATATTAATTTCATTAACTGCACTAGATACTGATGTGAACTTTATTATTTCTGCACCAGCTGTATCATTAATAGCTGTACCAACTCTAGGAGATGTTAGTGTTTTATTAGTAAGAGTTTGAGTAGTATTTGCAAAAACAAATGAATCACTGTCAGATAAAACTGGAATGTTAACATTTCTATCTGCAGAAAGTTCTCCTGGAATTAATATATATTGATGATCAGCGCTTGTGTCATTAATTTGAGGCGTAGTAAGAACTGGAGATGTTAGAGTTTTATTAGTTAAAGTGTCAGTTGTATCTTGCAAAACAATTGTTCCAGTGGCATCAGGTAATTGAATAGTTTTATCAACACTAGTTGGATTTGTTGCCATTAATTTAGTTTCAAAGGCGTCTACACTTGTTCCTTCAAATATAATTGCACCGGTTCCATCTGAATCTTTTATTGTAATTAAGGTACTTAGTGCGTCGCTATCTCCACCAAATTGTGTATAAAGTTCTCTAAAATTAGAATTTATCTTAGAGCCAGCAGATCTCAAAGTATCGCCAGTACCATCATTCGCTGAAGAACCTATATTAATATCTTGTCTTGTCATTTTCTTTCCTAACTAATAGTGTTATTTATACTAGAAAGATGAGTCAGCCTGACTAGTAAATAAATCATTATCCATAGTCTCAAGATTTAATGAGAAATCTGGTGTAGCATTCTCATCGCTATCTCTAATACTACTATCATCAAATGTAAATGAATTCGGCGTAATTACTTGTCTTAATGTATGATATGTTGTATTTAATTGATCTAAAGAAAGATTACCATAGTCTGAAACTAACTCATTTAAATTAGACTGTCTTACGAGTCCACCGTCTGATTCCACTAAAGATGTAAGTTGTGTAAACAATCCTTGCATTGGATTTAATGCTTCTGATACAACAGTTGTGTCTGAACTATCAAATATTGATAAAGGCGCTAAAACAGGATTAACAGCTTCAGCGTCAGATATCACTTGTCCTGCAAAATAAAATCCAGCAGGATGAACATATTTTTTATATAACTCGCTCCAATTATTTACAGATATTCCTGTTTTTATAAGTAGTCCAAACGTTTGAAACAATTCATCATTTTGAATAAACTTTAAAGATTCCACACCAATTTGACTTGCAGAATCACCTATAAAAAATATAGATTCTTTTCCGTATTCAACTTCTGCTCTTTGTTGAAAAAACAATCTAAAGAATTCTTCCATAGAAAATCGACTGCCTTTTAACTTAGTCAATTCTGCTATTCGAGTTGCAGCATATCTTGCATCACTAAAAATATCTCCAGATTTTAAAC